CTGCTTTGCAACGAACATCTCTTTGCGCCGCAGGTCTCTTGCCGTCAAAAGGCAATCTTACGTGCTTCGCACTTTTGCTTTTTATATCCGCAATAATGTGCAAGCACCTTGTGCGGATATAAAAAAAGCAATCCTACGGATATGTAAGATTGCCTTTTGATGGCGGAGAAGAAGAGATTATACGTTTAAGAATATATTGTATCATAACACAATTAGAATACACAATATATAGTGTTGAAGTGAAATTATGTGACAGAACTGTGACAACAGAAAACCGCCGATTATCTCGACGGTTTCAAATAGGTTTGTTTTATAGAAGCGCGACGGCTTTGTATTTATCCGCTTCAAGCGGCGATACCACAATATTTCAACAAAGATTTTTGTTGCGAGCGTGTAAGCCCTATTCTGCTGATAAAGCTTTTTATCACTTGCTCGTTCCCCTCGATGCTATATCCGAGATACGCAAGTATCATAAGAATTTCATTACTGCTCAAATTCAACTTTCGCAACAATTGCAATATTGCTTGTTTTTTCGAGCCTGCGATAACATTGCCTTTCTTATCGACTTTGCTCTCAACGCTCTTGCACGCGGCAATCGTCATAGCAAAACGAGATATGTCCATCACTTCTCCGAAGAGTTGATTTTTTGAATCGGCATCTTCGCCAACGGTTTCAAACACGGCGTTCTCATAATAATAGTCGTATATCCACTTAATCGCTCTTGCTTGGATTTCAGCCGATAGTGACGAGAATGAGCGGCTTTCGATAAGTTCCTCGACCTCTTTGTTGGCTTGATCATAAGTCGCCTTAAATGCCGTCTGTTGCTTTTTAGACAAGGAATAAGTTTCACCGTTATAATTGAGCGTATCTTTGACCGTACGCGGAAGCACGGTGTAACCTTGCGCATAAAGTTCGCGCAGACGATTATTTACCTTCTCTGACGTGTCTGTCATACCATCGTCTTTAAGCATCAAACCGATAATTGTCTTTTGCAAGTCAACATCATCCTTTTGCATAGCCTTTTTCAAGTCTTTGGTATATCCGTTGTTATAGAATATTGAGTTCCACTCATACGCCGTAGACGGCGAGAAACGCTTTGTGAAGCCGTATACATAGTTATAAACGTTACGCGTCGGAATACCTGTAACTTGTCCTATTGCATCGATTAGGCTTTTAAGCGGCTTTGCAATGTCGGTTGAATCCCACGCGTCGCCCTTAATCATTGTCATCGAGCTTTCAATAACGTCTTTAATGGATTCTGCAAGGTTCATAATACCTTCCGTGGCGTTATCCTTTACGTCGTATCCTTCTACGATTAGGCTATAAATGTCACGCACAATAGGTATCATTCCGACCATAGAAGATGCAAAGTCCATTCCGAGATCTTGCCAAAAGCTGATTTCGTTGCCATCTTCATCCTCTCTATCCTTGTTGAGAGCGAATTTCATAAACTGCCCCATCAACACATACACGAGATTTGACACAACAATTGCAGTTGCAGCTTTTGCCATAAAGACATGTGCGCTCTTGACTTTTTGTTGTGAAATCGTGCCGGGATTCGCCTTGTTGAGATATTTGTATGCCGATGCTCGTTTAGCGGCTTCATACAGTCGGGATATGTACTTGAATCCGTCAGAGTTGAACATTGAGTACATTTTTGCGAGAGCGTTCGATGAACGTTGCATTGCCGACAATTCGCTTCGAGCATTATTGCCTTGCGTCATTCGACCGACTTCCGCGTGCAATTTGCCTGCCTCAATCATGTTCTCTTTCGTTCCAAATTTAAGTCCCGTTCTCTTCTCGACTTCACATTGACAAGCGTTCCAAATAAGGCGGTTCATCCAGTTGTCCATCATTTGGATGCCGACGGTTGTCATGTTTGCAACTTTACCAAGTTTTTCCGAAGCTGTTTCCGCAAGGATAAGTCCGTTGTCATGTGCTTTGACAGCCGCCCATTCGCTGTATGTAAGCATATTTTGAGCGTTTATGCCCTTGTACCAAGTTGAGTGTGCCGCTGCTTTTGCCATCGAATCAAGCGATACATACATCGAAATTGCAGGATATCCCGATATCTGCGACAGGATTGTTTTAATATTGAATCCGAGTGCAAACGTTGCAATGTTGCTTCTTACAAGATTCAATGCTTTGCTTGCAAGACCGCTTTTCTCGCGGCTAATTCCTTGTATATCTTCGAGAAGCGTTGTGATATAACCGTTGAAGCCGCTCCACGACTGCTCGTTGATTGTGTTGCGAATGGATTTTGTCGTGCCGTTCTCGCCGATATTGCAATTGTAGATGCGTTGAAACTCCTTGATGGGTATTGCTAAACCGCAATAATTACCAACCTCTCTTGCGTGTTTGCTTATGACATTGAGAATCGGTGATACGGTTATTCTACGCTCATTCTTTACACGTTCTTTTGTAAACGAGTAATTTGCAACCGACACTTGCATTGCATTTCTTGTGGCTTCCGCATCGGCAATCGGTTTTGACATGTCGCCTGAATAACGTGTTATCGGGAAATAATCGCTCTTTGTGTCCGTGTTGATGAGAGTGTATCCACGGTATTGAATATCGGTTTCCGACATTGCTTTTCCTGTTGCGTCAAAGAACTTGCGTGCGACTTTAAGAAAGTCTTTATCTGCTTTCGTAAAATCATCATAAAGCGAGGATATATCGGAATCCGTAAGTTTTCCGCAATCAATCCAATATCCTTTTTCGTCAACATATCCCCAACCACCGTTTTTCAATCCATTGATGGAATCGGCTTGTCGTGAAAGCATATACAGTGACAATGCAACGTCTACTCTAATATCGTGACCGCCGACCTTGATTTTATCCGCAAGGTGCTTTTTATAGTTTTTGTGTGACTTCGTGAAGTCGTCAATAATATCCGTAAACGAATTAGTGAGATATTGAGCGTGTGTTGCACCGTCTTGAATATCCTTGAAAGAATCAACAAGAGGATTATTATCTTGATAACCAAACATCTCGCCTATAAGCGCAGTCGGATCAATTATCGACTTTATGGCGTTCGACATATTCTCGCCGATTCTCGTGCGCTTTTTGACGTGTGGCGCAATTGCCTGTGCTTGCTTATTTGCTTTTATAGCGGCATCAGACAAGACAATCTTCTTTTTGTTGACTTCGACCGTATTATAGTTTTTGAGAACGTGACGCGCACTGCCGAGAACCGCACCGACAAGGCGCAATTCATCAGATGATAGCGGCTTATTATTCTCGACTCTTTGTCCTTTCTTCTTGCCTGCTTTTGCTTCTCTCGTTTGGTTTTCCGAAATGGTTTCGATGGCGTTGAGCGTGAATTTATCGAGATAACCGATGTTTTCGACACTTGCATCATTCATCATTGTTTCGATAGTCTGCGCGTCAAGTCCGCCCGTCAAAAGCGGATTGCTTACGTTGTACCATTTGCCGAAGTCAGCAATGATTCTGCGCGTTGCGCCCTTTTTCAGTTCGCCGCGATATTTTATTCCTGCCAACTTCTTTACAATGCTTGCAAACTCTTTGTTCATAAGGTCGCTTGCGTTGTTATATTTTTTTAGATTATCGGCAGATAACGATACCGCCTCGTTCCAAACCTTATCGACGAGTGTGTGATATTCTTTATTGTATTCAATGTCATCTGCGGCGCGGAGTTCTGCGGAAACTTCGATATCTCGAATCTTTTCTTCAAGCTCTTTGACTTGCTTGTCGTAAGCATGTTTTGCTTTTTCTTCGGCAAGCTGTGCTTCGAGCGTGGCAAGTTTGGTCTTTTCTTCGGCTTTTTGACGAGCTTGTTCGAGAATTGTATTTGCTTCACGTTCGGCAGAGCGCACATAATCGCCCCATTCTTTTACAGTCCCCTTTTCTTCCATAAACGACATAATGTCGTCGCGGATTTCTTCTTGCAAAGAATTGTATTCTTCGGACGAAAGCAGTTGTTTTGCCGTTTTCGAGAGTTCGCGACTTGCAAGATTTCGAGACTCTTCAACAACATCGAGCATTTCCAAAAATTGATCCGCTATATTGTCACTTTGGAATGTATAACCACGAGATTGCAATTCGCTTACAGCATCATCAATACTTATTTTTACACTTGCGTCTTTTGCAGACCCCCAAATAAGCCTTATCGTGCGCGCCTCTTTTTCTCCGTACTTCGACTTAACTTCTGCCATTATATCGGCAGTCAGATTAAGTTTGTGCATGTATTGTCGCATCGCATCAGACAATCCCGTAATGTCGCTTAAACGTTGAGGATCAACATCGGTAACAACCATGTTGTTGATTATCGCCGTTGACAAATCGTCTGCGTACGCATAGCGCACTGATTCGTCGTTTTGGTTTGCCATTGCGATAATTTGTGTGGCAAGTCTGTCGGCGTTTGTATCTTCGCCAAAGAATTTGGACGCATCTTCAATGTGCGCAAAATATTTCCCGTAATAATCGAGTTGCATTCCGTCAAGTCGTTCAATGAGCTTCGTTTTTGACTTTTTATCATTGAATATCGGCTTCTCGCGGAGTGAATATCGAATATCGGGATTAGCGGTCGGATTGAGATTGTCAATGCTTTTTATTTGATTAGCATCAAATGCAACAATGTGCAATGTTCCGTCCTGTACATTGTTGAATTTGTTTGAAACAAGCGTGTCTATTATGCCGTCATAGTTCTTGCGAATATCAACGCTATCGTCAATTACGACTCCGTTGGAATCGACATAGATCCTATCAGACGCCTTTCCGTAATCTTTGCCATTTACTACGTATGCGGGATTTGATATATTGAGATATGCAGTGACAAGTTTTGCGTTGTCTTTTGAATAGTATTGTTCTGCTTTTTTGTGGCACTTGTCATAAATCTCTTGTATATCACTGTTGTTATCATATAAGTCTTCTTCTGAATACCCTTGTTCGGCAAACAAATCGTATGCAAGACTTTCTATCTTGGTGTCAACATCATTGTCCCCAGAACGCATATAGTGCTTTTGCACGTCGTCTTTTGACGTGGTGAAATAAAAGCCTTTCCCCTGATCGTTAGCGCTGTTCGTTTTTGAAATATCAAACACATTAAAACGTTCAAATGTTCCGTGATAAACGACCAAAAGATTGCCGTTCTCATCGACAACCTTGCTATCCTTGAAAAATTCGAGTTGTTTTTTTGAAAGTTTGCGACCTTCTGAATCGGTTGCATTTTCTCTCAATGAATAACGGAATTTTGAAAGTTCACTTTGGTATGGCGTCTTACCTTCCTTGAAGTAATATTGAATATCTGATATTACTTTTCGCGCAGACACGTTTCCTTCGTAATAAAGGTTGTCGATTGTATCCCCGTTTGCGTTGTCAAAGTCAACCGAGAATTCTTTGTTTTTCCATCCAAGAGTTTCTATAAGGTTTTGAATTTGACGATATTGCGCTTCGGTAGGTTCGATTTGCAAGTTGATTCCCGGCTGTTCGGGCATAACGCGAATATTACCACGTTGCATGAACTCAACCATAGCATCAGTACCATAGCTTCCGTCAATATCGTAGAATATATCTCTATGATCCACTGTTCGATATCCGCCGGGCGCGCCTTCGTTTCTACCCGACATATCGATTCGCGAACCATCTTTTAACAAATACCCTGTTTCTGCCCAGCGATAAGTTTTTCCGTATTTTTTAATTACGTCGTCTTCGATGCTTTCTCGCAGAGAGTGTTTTATTCCGACGTCAGTTCCGTTTTCATCCGCTGAACCGCCTCTTTTTCTGTCTTGCTTGACATCACTATTTTGTATGTCTTGTGCAAGTTTTCCACGGAAGTCTGCGAACGGGACATCAGTTCGAGTGTGGATTTTGAATAATTGTGTATCTTCTGTTGAAACTCCGACGGCTTCTGATTCATAAATTATGCTCCTTTCTATACTGAGATCTGTTTCGTTATCAAGGCTTATTTCAATAATCTTGCTTATAGTATAAGAGTTTCTATGCCCATCTGTAAAGACTATTTTGTTTTTTATTCCGTTTTCGCCGACGGCAATCATGTATTCGCCATCGATTGTGCGCGGATAATACTCGCCGCTGTTTATTTTTCCAACAGCTTCATCGAGCGTTCCGAGTTCGTTTTGTGAAATAACATTGTTTCCTGTTGCCCAGTAGTGATGATTATATTCCTTTTCCGTCACGGATTTTGGATTACGCTGTGCATATTTGCTTTCTTGTATCGCAAGATGGTGTTCAACCGATTTGCCGCGCAAATAGTCCTCACCGCTTGCAGCAAGCGCATCTTCAAAGAGTTTTATGCCCTTTCGCATTTGTTTAAGGGTTGCTACGCTGTCTTTTTCGCCTTTGAAAACGTTTTCGATGATTTTCGCATAATCGCGCATGTTGGATAAGACCTTGCGCGCAAGGCTTCGGTCACGGTCAACAAGCTTGTCAATTGTTTCGGCATCGCCAAACAGCAACTCCGCCGCTTTTGCATTGATTTCGCTTAATGCAAGTTCGACTTGTCTTGCATCTTGTCCGGACAACGACTCTCTGTTTTTGATTTTATCGTAAATTGTATCGTCAACCTCGTAACCGAGATTACGAACTTTATCAATGGCTGTATCGACAAGCGATTCGCCATTCATTTTTATCGAACTCAAAAAGTCGTACATTGAACGATATTCTTTCGTGCCTTCTGCAAAGTGAAATGCTTCGTGCGAAAAATCTTGTGCCGTACTATCACTCGAAGAGAGCCTATCTTTGGATATATACATAATATCGCCGTCGAGATGCGCATTGTCGGGCATTGATTCGGCAACAACGACTTTCAAATCAACACCGCTCTTTTTGCCCGTCAATTTGAGAGCCCTTTCGAGCTTTGTCATGTTGGTGCGCTGATTCTCGTCGAGATTTGTTGCAATGGAAAGATTGAGCGCGTGTAGAGCGTTTGCAACTTCTGTTCTGCGTGATACTGCAAGAGAACCCGACATTGCTTGTGTCGCCTGCTGTGCTGTAATTTCGGTTGCACCGTCGAAAAGAACCGACTTTTTTACCGAGCCGTCTTTTATGTCGAGTAAATCTGCAAGTCCCGGCATTGATTCAAGCATCTTCGTTCTCGTTTTTTCGGATGCGTTTTGATAACGTTTTGACACTTTCTCGAGTGTGCTTGCGTTTTCTGCATCGAATTTAGCAACATCTTCTGCTGTAAGTTTGCCTTGTCTTTGGAGATTGTCGGCTTTCTTCTTTGAGTTTTCATAATCAAGCATTGCATCTTGAACGCTTTGCGTCGGCGATATTTTACGCACGCCAACCTGCGCGCCTTGCATAACCGCCGCGGTAAGCGAACCAACAACGCCCGAAACAAAGACGTCTTGAAGATTTGGATCTTCCCAGTGCATTTTCCCATCGGGTGAATTGTAAATTGTTTCGAGCGTGTTACCAACAGCTTCCGAAACCATTTCTTCGACGCCTTCACCGAGAATATCCATTCCGACTTGAACCGCCTTGCTAAACTTAACGGATTTTGAGAGTTTGTTGATTAACTTATCTGCAACACCTGCGCCTGTAAACTTTTCAAAAACACCGCCTACGAGCTTTTCAGTTGCCATTTCAACCGCGCCCGATGCAAGACCATACAAGAACGCTCTATCAAGCGTAGGACGCGTCACATTGCCTTCTGCGTCCACAATATCGGTATTGAGTGCTTGTTCCGTAGATGTACCTGCCGCCGACACACCAAGCCCGACAAGGTTTGCTACTTGCCCTGCTTTCGTAAGCCCTTTTGCTGCCGTTGCAGATATCTTTCCTGCCGCTGCTGCCGCACCGCCTGCGCCTGCTGTAAGCGCAGTCACCGCAACCATCGGGAGCATTTGTCCAACACCCTGCGCAACACCGCGAACAATGTTCTGTCCCGTTTCAGACATCTCGTTTATATAGGAATCTTCAAAATCGACGTCAAGTCCATTTTGCCTTCCCGATTCCCACATTTCGCCAACAAGGTCGCGAGCAGCCCAATCGGATGCACTCCTTTTCAAATCTTCGTTGCCAAACCAACCTGCGAACATACCGACAGCACTTGCACCGAAGTCAAGTAACCCCTCGCCTGCTTTGAGCATTCCGTCGAGAGTATTTTTTGCGACATCACCGAGTGTATCGCCCAATCTAACACCAAAATTCGCCTTGTTTTGCTGTGCAACAGCTTGTTCTTCCGCTTGTTCTTGTTGTGCTGCTTGCATATAGGCGGAAAGCGTGGGATTGATCGCCACGCTTCCGTCGTTTGATATTCTTTGTTGTGCTTGTTGTATACGCTGATTAGGTGTTCCTGTATATGTATATGCCATTTTCAGCTCCTGTTAGTTTAGTCGTCTGAACGTGTCGCACCTCTGCTCCAACCGTCGTTGCAGAGATAGTACCATTTTCCGTTTCTCTTCACATAGAAATAGTTTTTTCCGCCCTTTTCTACGCGCAGTATATCTTTGTAGGAATAACCTGCCGGATCGGGCAAGTTCCATTTTGATGCTTCGCTTTGAGTGAATGTGCCGGTGTCAGAGCCAAGAGGATCGTCGCCGATAGTTTCGGAAACGGTATATTTTCTGCCGCTATATGTAAACGTGTATTTTCCGCCTTTATAACTCGAAGCAGACACATCGTTATACCCACGTCCTTTGGGATACAACTCGTTCTCTTTTTTGTCAATTGCATCTTTATATTCGGTTTTTTGAGCTTCTGTAAGTCCTGACATGTAGGAATCGAAGTTTTTAAGCGTAAGCGCGTTGATTTCATCAAGCTTCGCTTGTTTTTGTTTTGCCGCACTTTCCTCATCGGAAATAACGCTTTTATCGTAAGCGAGGTCAATATAATCATTGAGGCGCGTTTTAACGCTGTCTGTTGTGTCAAGCCCGGATATATAATCTTTTGCTTTTTGAAAGTCACTCTTCGAGAGTTTGCCTTCATCGTTGAGCGTGGACTGTATATAGGACTGCACTTTCGTCAGATAGTTTTGATAATTTGTGTCGGCTTTTTCGTCACGAGCCGCCATCAAAGTGCCGTATTGGTCAGAAAAGTTTCTACTGTTTTCGAGCGCGGCATCTTGATACGCCTGTAAAGCTTCTTGCTGGGCTGTTGCTTTTGCATTTTGGATATCTTGTTGCGATGACGCTTGCATATTCGCAAGCGAAATTGCCTGTCCCTTTGTTACGCCCTCATAGCCCTCAAAACCCGCTCCGCCTTGAACCTCGCGGATATATGACGCAACTCTTTCTGCCATTGCGTTATTCAAGGCTGTATCTTTTCTTGCCTGATTTTCCGCTCGCGCAAGGGCTTGATTGTACGTTGATTGTGCTTGAACATCCGAGAGATAGTTTTGAAAAAGAATTTGCCCTTCGGCGCGTTGGTCATTTGATAGTTTTTTTTCGGCAATTGCGTTGTTCAAAATGGAATAGTCCATTATGTTTTCCGCATCCCAATCTCTCGTATTGTCGATGTTCTCTTGAAGAAACGTTTTTAACCCGTTCCAACTCTGCGGACGGTTTGACTGCGTGGTTGTTGCAGGTTGAGTCTTTGGCGACGGCTGTTCGGGCGTTTGCGGTTGTTGTTCGTTGCTTTGCGTCTGATCGGCGGCAACTTTTTGGTAGTCCGAAAGTCTTTCTGATTGTTTTAGATTGCCGCTTCCGTCAAGATATGCCTGTGACGGTGGCGTTAGCCCCATCGCCGCATAATACTCTTCGAGATTTTTCTTTTTTTTGTAATCTATCATTGTTGTTCTCCTTCGATTATTTCTTCCTTCACTACGGTTGCAGTGCTTTTGTCCGCTTTGACAATTTCAACCGGCACGATAAATTCCTTTCCTGTTGACGCCTCTGCATAAAAGCGTTCGAGAATATCAATTTTTCTTACAGTGCCTTTTCGATATGTATCAGTCGAATAAAGGTACTCTTTCAAGAATTGCAATGTACCTACCGCAAGGAACGAGCCGATTTGTATCAAGCCGCCGATAACGGTCGCCCATGTCGGATTATCCACCAATCTATACCCGTAATAACCAAACACAACAGCAAACAGTATGGAAATCGGCAATGATAGAACCGCCTTTTTTGATATGTGTTTTGCAAGCGGTTCGGGGAATTTATACGGGTTATTGTTGCGTCCGCCGTCAGTCGTTAGAGAATGTTGTGTCAATTCCGCAAAATGCACATTGTTCGCTTTGCGCACGCATCGTAATATTGCACGTTTTTTCAACTTACGCTTAAAAAACAACTTCGCTTGTCGCAATTTTGAGCGCAGGTCTTTTGCGTCAATTCTTGTGGCATCGTCGCGAATATTCTCGCATTTTTCTTTTATAACCACTTGAAGCCGGGATGAATCATCGCAGAACACATCTTCATAACTTATCAACTCTTTTGAAAGAATCAGTTTTCTGCGCTTTATACGAAGCTCGGCGTTTTCTCTATCGCAAAATTTAGGCAGTAACGGCAAGTAACACTCAATCTTCTTGATTGCGGTAGCTTGCTGATTTAGCGTGTCGAGAACCTTTTTTGAGTTCATACCCGACAAGATACCTTGATAGCCGAGCAACATTTTTATTGCCCAACCGAACACAAGAGCAAAGATACCGTCGGCTATGATTTCGCTGACGGTTTTTCCCGATTCTCCGATTTCGACGAAGTTTTTTGCCATAAAAACGACAACAACAGCACCTACGACTATGAAGCCGATGCTGTTGATTACGCCGTTCTTGAACTTTTCAAATCTTGTTTCTCCCATTATACCCTGCCTTGATTTTTATTTATTGCATCGACAATTGCCTGTGTTTGATTATCAATCGAAGTAAGCGTTGCCTTTTGGTCGATAACCTTTTGCGTGACTTTGACTTGATGCTGAATCGGGAGGTCTATGAGTTCACCCACAATTGCCGCTGAAAGCAATATTTTTAAGTCTTGAATAATCGGATCGAGTGCAAATACGAGCACCAGTGCAACAACGTATTTGATTATCGGATGAATGTTTTTCGGCACTTTCCCAAGTGCTTTTATGAGAATTAGAACGAGAGAAATTGCTCCGCCAACTCCAAGCGATATCGTTGATTGTGTCGTCGCCGTATAAGTGTCCCACTTTAAGCCAAAAACGACTGCGAGCGGTGCTATTGACAACACATAGCCGAGAATCTGCAAAAGAACCTTTTTTACAGATGGATTCATCGGTTTTTTTTCTTTCTTTTCCTTTGTTTCCTCACTCATCGCTTATCACCTCGCCAACGTCCGCATTGTCGAAACATCCGCTTATCATATCAACGCATTGCTTTGCAGTGCCGTTTGCAACCATAAATTCGTTTTGTTGAACCATAATTGCAAGAACTTGCGCCAAAGTGTTCATTTTATTGATAGATTCATCCGATAAAGATTTCATTTGCGAGATTTCTTTTGCAAATTCCGTAAGCGTGTTGCCGACAGCGGTCATCTTATCGCAGGCATTTTCAAGCTTGTTTGCGGTATCTTTGAGCTTTGTCGCGTCTTTGTCGTAATCGCCTTTTGTTGACGTCAGTTTTTCGACGGCTTGAACGATGATTCTTTTTACCCAACCGCAAATTGTGCCGATGCCGATTGATGTTCCACCAAGCGCAGCGACTGCCGAAATGACATAAAACACAATCGTATCTATGTAATTATTCAAGTCCATTTTCGTTCTCCTTATCTTTGATTATGCAATAATCAAGTGTGACATTTTGTGACTTTCTGCATAGCGCATCAAACTCGTCTTTTGGCATAGATGCCGTGGCGAGTTTGTGCGGATTGGCAGATTCAACGATGACGCAATAGCCGTCATTCTTCTTGCGCTTCTTCATCGGATTCACCCTCTTCGGCAGTGCGAGCGGTTATGCGCTCTTGTTCGGCTTGTGCGGCTTGTTCAAGGCGGATGCGCTCTTGTTCTGCCTCGTATGCGATCCGTTCCGCCATCGCGTCCTCAATGGTCGTGGCGGTGCTGTCCGGGAACAGTCTGCGGTGACTTGCGAGCGATTCCATAAAGTGGTCGTTGACAAGGTACACGTCGCCCGTCAATCCGAGTTTTTGTTTGTGCTTTTCGATGTTTGCGTTTGTGCCGTCTTTGATAATCATAGTGCATTTGCTCCTGCTGTTTTCTTGTCGTAAAGCGAAACGATTTTGCACGCCTCGCCTTTCGAGATTATTGGTTTGATATGTTTGCTGTAATACGCCACGCCACCGCTGCACCGCATAAGCCATCCGAGTCGGGACAATATGCTCCGTGCGCCGTGTATCGTGCAATATCCGCGCTTGCGCACAAGGCGGACGGTTCGGTTAAGTTCGAGCCACGCACGCTTGCGTAGGCGTTTACGCTCGCCGCAAAGAGTAAAACCGAGAAAACTCAACGGGCGCGTACCCGTGCGCCATAGTTGCCAGTTCTTCTTGATTGTCAACTTGTATTGCTCATCTCGAAGAACGTCGTCGAGTTTACGCTTTGCGGCGTGAAGTCGTCTTTTGTTACTATCCCACATTACAAGGTCATCGACGTATCGAATGTAATACGGGATATGCAGTTTCTCTTTGATATAGTGGTCTATCCGTTCAAGATAGAAGTTCGAGAACCATTGCGACGTGTAGAACCCTATCGGCAAGCCGTTGCGCTCGTTCCGTAAAATTCTTACGGACAGGTCAATCATTCGCTTGTCCTTAATCTTCAAAGCGAGAAGTTCCGCGAGTTTGTCCGCGCTCACGCTCTGAAAATACTTCTTGAAATCGGTTTTAAGCGTATATCGTGCTTTCGGGTTGCGTTGTATCTTCTGCGCTCTCTTTATGCCGTAATGCACGCCACGTCCCTTGATTGAGCCGCAGTTCCATTCATACATTCCGCGCATAAACACGGGTTTCATAACGATGCAATAAGCCCAATGCACGACTTGGTCGGGAAAGAATTTCGGCACGACTATATCGCGCGATTTTCTCGCAGACCGTTCGTATATCGTCTTGTGCTTGTTCTCGGTCAGTTTGAGCGTCCCGTCTTTAAGCCATTGTTGCAACTTGTCAATGTAGTAGTCTTGTCTTTCAAGATAAGGTCGGACATAAAGTTTGTTTTTCTTTCCGCGTGACGCCTCTGCAAAAGCCTTTTCGAGCGTCGTCCGCTCACATAATCTATCGTAAAGATAACCTGTTCTTTTCATCGTTATGTGCCTGTGTAATATTGCTTTTAAGTCCCTCACGGTCTTTCGAGATTTAACCTACTAAACCGTGCCTTTTACGAGATAGTTTTTTACCGAGTGGTAAGGATGCGCGCTGTCTAACTTTGCCGTTTTTGACCTAAAATTCGAGAACCGATGTTCGCGTTCGTGTTCGTCGCGGTGTAGTTATTCCACTGGAACAGACCATCGTTCGCGTTCGTGTTGTTACGACCACGATAATAGACATACGCACCCGACGTAGAGTTCACATAATCGCCGAACGCGCGCACCCTGTGTTTTGTTGTTTGTTGTTCGTTCTTGTTTAGACAAGTTTTTGTACAAAGACTTTTCGTTGCCGCAAGGGGTTTCACCCCTTACCAACCCCTTTATGGATTAAAGGGTTTTTATAAGCCGAGAACCGATGTACGCGCTCGTGCCCGTCGCGGCGCAGCTACCCCACAGGAACAGACCATCGTACGCGCTCGCGGTGCTACGACCACGATAATAGACAAACGCACCCGACGCAGAGCTCACATAATCGCAAAAATATGTGTTGTAACTGCTGTTGTTGACACATCCGCCCGGAACTGCAAGCAAAGGATAACTCTCGCTGATTTTCAAGGCAGACAAGCAATAACCGCCGTACGCAGAATATTCTACGCCTGTAACCGTTTGTCCGTATTTGCTTTCGTCTTGTGTCGCGCCGAGTCCGTATGCGCCGTCAAAGAACTCGTAACCGTTGCCCACGAAATCTTCGATATAACGCCATCTCATTCTGCCCTTGTCTGCGAGTTGTCCGCTTGGTGCAGTGAGAGTGTCCGTTGCACCGCAAGATTGTCCGTAGCCTGTATATCCCCACATAACCGCATCGCTGTTCTTCGTTGCAAATTCAATGAGCCACAAGAAGTCAAGAACGCGCATGTGATAAAGGTCGAGTTGACGATACTTTTCCCCTCGCGCCTTTGCGTATGTTCTGAAATTGCCGCAAGTCACACTGCCTTGTCGTGCGACGCCCGCCTTTGAATACATCTTTCCGCCCGACACGCTTGCGCCGTACGCACCAAAGTAAAATGCATCGACATGTACGACTACTTGATTTTCGCTTGCCGTCATTTCGAGTGGCGCAACTGCGACGTCAGTCAATAAGCCGTTCGCGTCGTGTCCTATGCGCAGATAGAGTTCGGGGATAAATACAAATTCATCGCCGTCGATTGTTTGACGTTTCATAAGGTTGTACGGGAACAAATCGTCAAAGTCGGATGAGATAACATTGTTGCTCATCGTCCAAGTCTTGCCGACTGCATCGTCTGTTCTTGTAAGCGCAGGCGCGCTCTGATACAATCCCGAAACGCCGAGAATAACGTTGTTGCCTTTCCAACCGATTGATACTGCCTCGCTTTCGTTCTCTGCGACGCCCGTGCCGATTCCTTTGACTGTAATGTTGTATATTGCGCCTTGCGAATATGTGTAGTTTGAAATGTCCACATCGAGCGTTCCGCCATCTTCGCCGCTGTAAGCGACCGTGTCTTTGAGTACGCCGTTTGCGTAAACTTCGTAAGACGTCGCTGCCGCTCGGCAGTTTGAGATGCGGAGCGTGTTGTCGTCCACCTTTGCAAGGTGCGGATGGCTGTCGTAAACAATGACATTAGAAAGGTCACTGTCCGTGTAGCCGTCCGCCTTTGCTTTGGCAGTTATTTGCACCTGTCCATAAGGCGGATGAAATTGTAAAAGGTCTTTTTCTTGCATATTTACCTCTTAAAGTAGATTTACTTTGAATTGTAGCGTGTCGTTTCCTTGATCGCCGCTACTGTCTTTGCGATACTTTACATAGATGTAATGTTCGCCTGCCGGAACGGTGAGTGTGACCGTTTGCACGTTTGCAGAACTTGCACCTTTGAAGTTTTTGAGAACGTTCGTCGTGCCTGTGCTGCCGTCGTCTGTGTTGCTTGTCGCAAGCGTCTTGTCAAGTTGCGAGATTATGCCGTAATCGTAGTTGCTTTCGCCGTAACTGATGCAATCAAGGCGCACCTGTGTTTCGGCTGAAACATTGAATGTAACTTTGCAAAGTGCTGCCGAGTTTGCGACGTGGTAGTTCTTGCTGACATAGTAGCCTGCGCTGTTGAGTTCAAAGCCGTAACTTGCGCCGGATACTGCCACGACGTCGAATGTTGATACGGGCAGATCGTCGTCTGTTGCGACAAGTACGCCGTCCATGTAGTATTCGAGTGACGTTGCGTATTTGGGCGGTTCGGCATAGAGCGTGTCGCCGTCGATTGAAAGCACGGGCGTGTGAAGTTTCGGAACGTCAAGCGCAACTGCGTTTATGCTTATCGTATTCTTTGCGCCCTCTGCTCCAAATTCTCCGAGTTTCGTGTTGTTGCCTGTGTAAATTTCAAACTTCGTGGCACGCGGAACGTACGATATGCTTATCTTCTCGTTCTCTTGGTCGAGCGTGAGTGTCGGCGCGTTGAGTTTTGAGCCGTCCGGCTCAACGTCTGCGTATTCGAGCGCGATTGCTTTTATGCTGACTGCACCGGTGTATCCGTCGTATGTGTAGTCAAGGGCGCGTCCGTTGCACTCGATTTGAATATCGGGCGGCAAATACTTGCCTGTCACGGGTGTGAGTGTGAACGAGAGCGTTTGCCCGTTCGTCGTCTTTGCCGTGTTTATGCTCGCATTGATGTTTGTCAAGTTATAGACTATATCGAACACCGCCACGTTGACCGTGTTGCTGTCTGCGCTGTCAATAAAACCGTCTTTCTTCGCACGCACTGTGATGGCGTACTTGTCGGGGACAAGGCTCAAAAGGTCGAACGTCGTCCCTGCTTGCTCGTGTTTGAGTTCGCCATCGCCGTACACCTTGTATCCTGCTACGAAGTTGCCGTTCGTGCTTGGGTTGGTGATGTTGAGATTGTTGCCCGATTTTGCAATGGTCACGGGATTCAGTTGCGGATGCACGTCGCTGACGGTATATGCGCCGACGATAACCTTACCGTCATCGCCGTACGCTTGATATCCTGCCTTGATTTCCGCCGCCGTCGCAGGATTGGTAAGCGGTTTTAACTCTGCACCACCGCCGCCGTGTCTGACTATATATGCATCTGCCATAAGCTCACCTCACGATTTGCAACTTGATGTTGATCGCAACAGACGGCTTTTGCTTTGCATAAACCTTGATTTTTCCTGCGGAAGTGACGATTTTATATACCTTCGCCCACGCTTCTTCTTCGGCTGTTGCAGTGCTGAAATCATCGGAAGGGACAAGATCCACAACGGGTGTGTCTGTTTCAAGAATGCCCGACAATTCTATCTCTTGCGTAAACGGCGAACTACCACTCCACGACGTACCTATTGTTGCGGTCTTATTTAAGACGGTTGCTTTCGTTTCAAGCCCTGTTGACAGTTGAGAGATGTTGTTTTCCGCAGACGTAAACAGTGCATCGATTTTGTCCATATTGTTCCCGTTTACATTGCCGAAACATTTTTCAACGTTTTCGTACGCATCGCCACTGTCGCCATCAAACTTGAAAAGACCGTGTGTCGTAAGTGCCATGTTTCACCTCTCTTAAAGCATTTTGCAAGACGCTTGACCGATTGGAATAACAAGAAGCTCGTTCGGGTTGAGTGTGATCGGCGTTTCAAGTTCAAAGTATAACGACGCGTTGCTTGTGCCACTTCCGTTGTATAAAACGATATACTTGATGGAGAGTGCATTTGTGCCGCGGTATGTGTCGAACTTAATCTCTTTACTGTTCTTGATTGTTACCGAACCGTCATCGCCGTATGTAATATTGTTGAAATAGATGTTTTCGGAGCTGCCATATTTACCAACGGCTTCTCTTCCGCATCCATATCCCGAAGGCGGCTCAACAAAACCACTGTAATATCTCGAACCGTTGACTGTCGGCGCACTCGATGCTAATCCTGCGCCAAGATAACCGTCACCGAGATTGAATGACGATGTGTTGCCGAAAAGCTCTTCCAAAAATCCTTCCTTAGCTGCTGGTGCTACTTTTCCTGACATTGTGTTTGTACCTCGTTATTTTTATTCTTGAACACGAATTAAGCATACCTGTTCAAGTGTTTGTCCTGCCTTGAAAAACTCTGCCATTGTTTTTCTTTTTAAGTCTGCCATAATGGCGTGCCTGTATCTGATTATTGCAATCTCCATCGAAAGTTCGCTTGTAACTTCCGATACAATGCGTTTTGTATTGACTTTTTGCGCCGTCGATTGAATATCAAAACTTATTTCTTGCTCGATTTGCGGTTTTTTGAGTGTCGGAACAACAGGCTCTATGGTTGGTTCTATGCTCATTTCAACGTAAGCATTAAGCACTTCTTTTAGTGTTAGTTTGAACACTTTCACGGCAATGCCAAGTTCAAATTCGCTTGTTTGTTCCGCGAAAACATCCTTTGCCGCCTTTGCCGATGGTGTTGTCGCTGGAGTTATACTTGTTTGCGCATCCGCCGTCGTTTCTTTACCTTTTCTGATGGATGGTTGCGTTGTGATTTCTGCTCCGAGTTCAACAAGTATGTCGCCCAAGAACGCACCCGCTCCGCGCTCTGCGATGAGATTCTGAATGAATGTTTCGACTTCGCCAAAATCAACTTCGTTTACATCTTTACCGCCATTACCTTCTGTGTTTAACGAAAGAGAGTTTATTCCTGTCGATACGGATATGCCTTTTGCTTCTTTGCCGTCGTTGCACTCTGTTTTTGTTATTGCGGCGGTAGTATTGATTTCCGCGCCGCACAATGCATCTTTCCCAACATTGTTCTCTGCGCTTGATACAACACTTGTTTTAACCTCAACTCCGCATTTCGGCACGACATTGTAGTCGAGTGACATTGCATAAAGTATCGGTTTCAGTTTTTCGAGATAAGTCCTAACGTCTTGCATGCTTATACCTTTTCAAGGATGAATATATCGAAGTTGATCCCGTCGTTACTGAACACATACATTGATACCCTCGCGTTGCTTGACGGGTTATACTCGCCGACGTTTGTTCCGTATTGCATCAAAGCAACGATTTTGCCGTTTGATTCAACACTGACTTTGGGTGCTTCGTCGCCCGTAAAAAACATTATTCCAGAGTAAAACCCTTCTTTTGCATCTGACGGAACGGTGAGTTTCACGCTTTGCGCCTTTTGTTTAAAAGTCTTTATGACATTGTTTATGAACGTATGGTCGATTGCTGTTGTGATTTCGTCGGCTTGATATCCTGTCGGTTTGATATCCTCGACGACCGTTTCTATTTCTTCAAACGAAGCATTTGCGGCGTCGGCAATACCGTCAATGCAGTCGCACAAGTATTCCGTCGGTGCAAACATCGCTTCTTTAACGTCCGCTTCTTTTTTTCCTTGCTCTGCCGGGCGTGTAGATAATGCATAAACCGATTTACGCTTTAATATCTGTCTTTGCTCTTCCGTGATTTTAGGGATACTCATATCACCACACTCCCTTGTTAAGTCTGTTTATCTTGTATTCAACCGTCAAACTGTACACGCAGCAGTCGCAATCGTTGTCGGATATAAAGCGGAACAATATGTAGTTGAAATCACTTTTCATGTGTTTTGTGTACGACGATTCAAAGCCTGTATTGAACGTGAAGTTGCCGAAGTTAAGGTTGCTGAAATCAAACACATCAAGTCCTTTTGAATCTATCTCTTTAAGCCCGTATGCGTTTTTTGTTTCGTAGCCGAGCTTAATCACGCCGTTCGTAATTTGTTGAGCCGCAAGCGTCATTCTCGTTAATACTTTGATATAATCGCTTGCGCCCATATCCATAATCGGCGTATACCACTCTGCGATGACATTTTCCACAATGTATTTGAAGGCTTTTGCGTCAATCGCCGCATTGTTGTATTTTGCGAGAATATATCTATCCGCTACCGCATTGCCGTCATTGTCTGTACGGTCGTAACGATTGTATAGTTCGATATATTTCGCACCTTCAAGTGTTTTTATTGCTTTTACTTTGACAATCTCTCCGTTTAAGTCGCACAAGAGGCGGAATGTGCCTGTCGGAGATATGATTTCACCGCTTTCTTTTGACAATTCAAACGTTGCCGTGCCAACATCAATGTTTGAAATGAAGTATTTTGTATTGAGTTCAATACCCAAACCTGTGATTGAATCCGCATAGACGACCTGTCCCTCGTGGAGCTTGGTTATTTCGTCGTATGTGACTGCAATTTTGGTGTTTGCACCTGTCGCATCGAGAGTAAAACTGTTACTATCGAATAACAAGCGATAAATACTGCCCTTAAAATACGCAAGGTCGCCATCAGCAAAGTCAGCCACTACACCATCGTGTTGTACTCTATTGTTTGTTAAATCGAATGTGACGGTGTTCAGTTGCTCGTATTGCCTATCTGTAAATTCATCGTCAAACACACAAATTCTTCCGTCGGTCGTACCGAAGCACAGCTCGTTATTAATGACAAAAAAACGTCTTATAGGACAATTGTCCCAATACCACCATTCATAGTTGTAGGTGTCCGTCATGTCGCCTTGTTGCGAGAAAACAAATCTCGCATCGGCGATGTAAACATAACTATCAATTGCGATATAAAATTTATTGTCGTAGATGATTGAAACGGCGTTTGAAAGACTTTTATGCTTTTTAAGCAAAGGGTTTATCAATCTGCTACGCTCTTTTGCGACACGCTGTTCAACCGCAATTGAATCGCTGTTGATTTGCACGCCGAATATGCCTTGCTTTGACAAGAAAAGTGCATCGCCGTTGAGCATTCCAATTGCATCCATTGAAACAACACCTTGTGTGATATATTTACCGGTCGTAAGATAATATCCTTCCGTGACCGTTGTCATATCTTCGCTTATGGTTGTTGCAACGCCCGTGCGGATATAAAGCGTAGGCTCTGAAATACTATCCTCTTTGAATATCGCAAGAGAATCATCGCCGAGTCTTTGGTATCCCATAATACGCGTACTACTTGTGCCGATTGAGCAGAGGTTTTTACTTGGAAAGTATGTAAAATCTTCTGCATTGCTCCAATAGTCATAGTTTGGATAGTCGTCACAACCGCTAACGAAAAGCGTGTTTGCGTTACCTTTCGAGCCAAAAAGCGCGCCAAAACGGCAATCAAGTATGCGATTTGCATATCTTGCATCGTCTTGTGCTATCGTGACTGTGATATTTGCTTCGCCCGATATTGTGTGAGGATGAACCGTGAGATAAATTTTGCCTTCATCAAAGTCTATTTCACCCCATTTGCGCGAATTTGAACAAGTTTTGGTCTTTTCATCGGCAGGATCTGACGATATTCTTGCGTTGATTATCTCGTATTTTCTTGCAGGCATCTCTGAAACTGTCAAATTCCAACCGTCCGCACCTATATTGTTGCAATCTTCGAGCGTATAAGTGTTGCCATCAGCCGCCGTTACTACAACTTCAAGATGCGTGATATTTTCGTTGGAACTATCTTTCCATATAATGCTGTAAGCTTCATTCTCGTTAAGCCTTTTTGCCACTGCAAATTGAATTGCCGTGCCATTGAGCGAGTATTTGAGTATAAGCGTATTAACATCGCTCGTAGGCTCGCCATACACGCTAAAATCGTGTGCTTTTATGAGATATTGCTTGTTATCCGTCGAAAGCCTGCCGATGTTTTTAAGAGTTTTTATATCGGTATCAAACGTGACAGTCTTTCCCGACAAATCTCTTTGCGCGCTTATGTCATCGGAGCGCAAATTTCTTGTCGCGGTTGCGCTGATAAGACTGCCGATTGACAGCTTGTATTCCGTATTGTCGCCTGTTTCCTCGTTGTAGTCTTTCGCAATCATCTCAAACGGTGTAACGTCGAGATTCTTTTCATCGAGTTTGTAAGTGCGCTTTACGGGCAATGTGGCGGCGGTATTCGCCGTTTCCGTATTCTTGTAGTAGTCGCTGCCTATTAGCGTGTTTTTCCTTTGAGAATTGAGAATATTGACATCACGCATCGTTTGACGGCTGCCATACTCAACAACCGAACCGTCTTCGTAATAATCTGTTTCTTCGGGAGAAATGTTGCCCGTTGTGGTCGGAACGTATGAATTATCATCGTTGTAAACACGACGGAACTGCAATTCACCGCCGTATACACCAAGCACAAGAAAGTCGCCGCAGCCGATAAAATATGCTCTGTCGTTATCTATGAACATTTGAACCGCGCGATTTTTAAGGCGCGTTGTATCGATGTTGTTTTTTATGAAATTATTATCGAACATGCTTTGCCAAGTGCCGTCATCATCTTTCATAAAAAACTTTGTACCTGCGTAAGCGATGTTTATTGTCTTATGTGCGATTGTAAATTTGAAAAGTCCGTTAATAGGCAAGCCGTTTCCGCTTGCGTCTTTGATACGCCCAAATTGACGCCAGCCCGGACGTTTATGATTGTTTCCGTTTTTGCTGATGAAATTGCACATAGCGGAAGCACGATATGATTCGACAGCGTAAACAGGACTTGCGGCATCCACACCGCGAAAGCCTGTTAGTACGACTCTTTTCCTGTCCTTCTTTTCTATGTTTGTATCAAAGCGCATCTGTCATGCTCCCAAAAACATTCACTACGCTTGCTTGTGCCGCATAGTCGTTTCTTTTCAGTGATTCAAGTGTTGCTTCAAATATGTTCCTTGCTTGCGCTGCAAGCGACGGTTCGTCTTCCTCATAAAGTTCAGCCTTAATAAAGTAAGGGATGATTTCGGCTATCTCGTCGGGGATATCGATGTTTGTGCTTGATAATGCGTCAAGTGCGATTCTCTGCACTTTCGGCTCGTAGATTACGATGTGCTTTTCGCCATCTCGTAACGGTATCAATACAAGTGTGCCTGCTTCGATGTGAAACGACTCTGATGGTTCGTATGCACACACAGAATCAAACGCAACTCTTTCAATTGAATATAGATTCGGAATCAGCGTTTGCAGGTTATATCTCGCGCGATGACCGTCGTTAAGACATGCCGTTGCGGTGTCAATAGTAAAACTCTGCAACGGTAGCACTTCGGCGCGTTGTATCCGCATTAAGGCTCGGTTGATACAGGCTTTCATATTGACCGTATATTTGCGATATTCTTCACTTTCAAGCAAATCGACGTCTTGTTCCGACAAATCTTCCTCGTAATTTGTGAACATCAATGCAAGTGCGCTTTTTTCAATATCATTGATAGTCATAGCGACTCCTTTTTGCTTTTTATGGCGGAAGAAACAAGATTTGAACTTGTACGAGACTGTTGTGTCCCGGAAGGATTAGCAATCCTCTGCGATGCCAATTACGCCATTCTTCCGTAAGCACGGGGCGGACGGCTTGCGCCGTCGGCTCCCGTGATGACTGTACTGCCGTTTAGGGTACAGTGCGGTTCGTTATTTGTTTTAGGCTTTGTACTTCGCGACAACGACCTTTGAATCGTTCGTGAGTGCCGTACCGTAACGTTTGATAGCAGTTATGAGCCACGTATCATCTGCGTTGCGATAGTCGGGATGGACTTGTGCCTCTTTCTTCAAGAACACTTTCATTGCGGGCGTACCGTCGTCCACTTCTGGATCCTCGTTTTCGAGTTTGATGATGGGGTTCAAGTACGTTGCTGCGCCTGCATACGTTCCGCTGAGAGCAATTGTGCCTGCCGCACTCGTCTTTCTGCATTCGGGAGCATTTGCAAGCGCAATGCCGTACTCGCCAACTTTCTCTTTGAGTGTGATGACACCTGCGCTGTTGGTTGCTGAGATTTTTGCGCTCGCGTCTGCCGAGATAGCCGCTACGAGACCTGCCGCAACGTTTTCCGCTGTTGCCGCTGTTGCTTCGAACGAGTATTTCTTTCCATCAACAAGAATGGTGAATACATCGCCTATTGCGACTGTTCCTGCCACCGTAACGGTGCGCTCGCCTTGTGTGCCGTCTTCGTGTCTTACTCTGTTCGAGAGTTGAATCCACGTTGATGCGATTTTGCCGAGGACACCTGTTGGAACTACGCTCTTTTCGAATTTGTCTCTACTCTTGAAGTTTTCGTCTTTCAAGAGTGAGGGATATTGCAACGGGTGTACGAACATCAATTTCTCAACACCCATTTCTTCGTCGCCAAACATTGCTTCTGCTTCAACGATGCCGTTGTAGCCAATTGCGCTTGCGCTGCCGTTGAAAATGTTCGGTGCTTCGTATGCGGTGTCAAACAAATCGCTTTCGATTTTGTCTTTGATTGCTTTTGCAAGTTGTCTGATTGCTGTTCCTTTGGGATCACCTTCGCCATCATCGATTGCTTCCGATGACAACACAACACCTTTTGAAACTTTCTTGACGGTGTATTCGCCCTCTGTGAAGCTCATCTTCGTGGTGTCGATGGTCTCGCCTTCTGCGGTGTCTTTTGCTGCGCCGATATAGCCCCACTTCGTTACCTTGACCGTGTTGCCCGGTCTGCCGTTGAGCGTTTTGTCAACTTTGATATATTTGATGAGTTTGAGCATAGAGTCAAGACTCTCATTGAGCATGTCTTGACATACTTCTCTGACAAACACATTTTCTGTCATAGTCCTTTGTTCTGCCATATTAGTTTCCTACCTTTTGATTATTTTGTTAGGCTCTCATACAATGCACGATCTTCTACGTAGAGTTTGGAGCGTTCGTCCACACTCATTTTTCTAAACTGCTGTTTTGTAATTTCGGGCGACGCACTGTTTTGTTTTGCCGAGCCTGTTCCCGATTGTTCTTGCGCGACCTTTTGAGCCGCTTTTATGTTTGCCGATTTTTCGATTTTTGCGATATACGGCAGGTACACTTTGTCGTAGACTTCTTGCAATGATTTGCCTTCGTTTAGAGCAAACATCCCTTGAAAACATACATCGTGCAGTAATTCGTTCAAACCCACTTCCGGATGCGCTTTTCGGAAGTTATTTGTGTCTGATACGATTTTTTGCTGATACTCTGCCCTTTCGTTTTCTGCCTTTGTTTTTTCTTGCAGCTCTCTGTCGATTTCATCGGCGTAGTCATTAACCGGATCTCCGCCTTTGTCCGAGATTGCTTTCATTCGGAGATACTGTTTGACTTCTTCGGCGTTGGTGATAGGCTTTTGAGTGTATGGGTTTGTTTTTACAAACTCGATAACACTTTTTACGCGCTCTTCTTCGGCGGCGGATTTTCGCGCCTTTTGGAGTGCTTCTGATTGCTCACGCTCGCGCCTTGCTCTTGCATAATCCGCGTTCTGTTCTTTGGATTGAACGGGTTTTTGCTCTTTTGCTTCGGGAGTGCTCTGCGATTCACCCTCTGCGATTGGCGTTGTTTCTGTCGCTTGTTCGATTGGTTTTTCATCAACCACGACATTCTCTACGTTCTCGCTTGTTTGCGCAGTGTTTTTGACTTCATCAGCCATAATGATTTCCTTTCCATTTTTCCGCTGTTGGTGCGAGTGGTTTTATTCGACATCGATGTTTGCGTTCGCCGCATTGGCGATAATTTGCGCAAAGTCCGATGCGTCTTGATGGTATTGATTTGCCGAGTTTTCGGCGTATTGTCGTGCGTTCTTTTCCTTGCGGTTCTCATTTACCGCAAGTGCGAGGTCACCGCGCAATGATTCATTCTCTTTTGCTATTTGTGAAACCGCGTTTAGAGAGTTCTTTGATTTCTCGCATTCCTCGATAAGTGCTTTAATTGTTTCGTCACGCTCTGCAAGTGCGGCTTTGTATTGCATTATTTCGGTTTGCTCTGCTTGCTTTATGAGTTCGAGCAAGTGGTTTTTGTCTGATAGTGCATCTTCCGGATATGCTTCAAGCCATTGATGCGTCGTTATCAACCCTTCCGCTTTAAGTTGGTCTATGACCGTGATATCGCCCGCCGGGGAGCTTGTCGTACCCGACGTGACTTTTGCGACGACTGTAAACTCTGTATCGTTGTATTTCTTCGCGGAAAACGTGTTTGTTATTATTTCAGACGTGCCGTTTATTCCTGCTTGACGTACCTTATACTCGGTGTTGTCGTAGTAATACATGCGATAAAACTGCTCTGCAATGCGCCCGACCTTTTCAAGCACTCGCCAAAACGCTTTTCTGTTCTCTTCGTTCGGCTGCTGGGCTTGTGATTGCAATTGTGCGATTGCCGCGCCGCTCATGTTAGCCGATAACGCTTCGCCGTTCATGACTTCGGTAGCACCTACAACCGTTCGCGTGTAAGACAAGAGGTTGTCTGTAAGCGTAAACGCTGCGGTATTGAAAGCTCCGCCGCCAACACGCTTTATGCCATCGCCTGTGGGTGTGTTATCAACGATAACTTGTCCGGGTTCGTTGGTTATCTTCTGATTCTTTAACGCGTTTGTTTTTACAATCCACTTACTCCAACTCTCGTTTTGGAATTGCAAGAGTTGCAATGCTTGCGAGAAATTGAAACATCTTTGATTGGGTATCAATCCTTCAACTTCGCTTATGCCGTAAATGCAATCTTCTCGCGGAATGTATTGTCCGACCGCAATCGGATACATTGTTGGCTTGTACACACTGAATACAGGCTCTTCTTCTGCATCTGCCGTATTATCAGGCGTGTTTCCGTTCGCTTCATCGACTTTCTTGCCGAAGATTTGCTCGTGTACCTTCTCGTATTCGGGACGAAGCGGAAAAGCATCGCGTATGACGGTTGCTTTCACGCTCTTCTCGCAGTAAACCTCGCCGTCTATCTTGAAATATGTGACAAGTACGGTACACATCTCTGTCCCGTCCTGTTCTGTCTTGTTGTTGCTTTTTTCTACATCTTCGTCATCGGCAACAATAAGCTTCTTATCGATGCCTTTGGGAAGATTGCTTCGTATAGCCTCGACTTCTTCTCTCGTCGAGATGATGATGTATTTTTGCTTTTGTTCGTCCGTTTGCGACGGATCGCAGAATATGACATTTCGGGGGTCAAGCGATTCCATACGCAATGCGCCCGTAACCTTACCCTTTTTTCCCTTTGCTTGGGCATCCCAAAACATGTGAAACAGATAAGTGCCTTTAATCGTTCCGTTATAAATCGCTTCGCGGAAGATTGCGTCTGCGCCCATCTCTTTGAACTGATAGTCCGAGAACTGCGTGAAGTCGATTGAGTCGGCATCTGCCGAATCGGCTTCGTATGTAATGCGGCAAGGCTTGTTGTTCATTGCAGACATCTTGTTGTTTGCAATCATACGGACAAAATTGGTAACGGGACGAGGCATCATCTTCGTTCTGTTCGTCACTTCCTTTCCCCACTGCCTGCCTTCGTAAAAATCGATATTTGTGCGTATGGTAGTTCCGAGTTTTATCGAGTTTTGAAACTGCCTGCCTTGCTCGTATTGTTTCCACGTTTCAGCCGCGCGCTCTTCTCTTGTCTTTTTCGGTTTATCATCCATCTTTTCTCTCCGGTCGTTTCACGGGTTCACCGTATATCCATTCGGTTAAGATATCCGCAGCGTCGGATTCCGAAATCCTATGGTTGTTTTTTTCATCGGCGTCGACATTGCGCTGACAAAGTTCTTTGATAAAACGCCCTTGCACCTCAACTTCGTTTTGAAGCACATTGACCTTATCGTTAAGTCGAGCCACATCTCTTTCGAGTGCCGTTGTCTTAATCAAAAGTTCCGTTTTTCTCATATCCACTCCATATACTCGTTGCCGTCGTTGTACGCGTAGCTTGTATCGTCGTCATCGTCGTCATCAAACTTTAATTCGGGCGCATCGATGAATGTATGTTCGCCTTGCTCTGACACAAAGTGTGTTATCATCAAAGCCATAATGAGGTCGTCGTGTTTTCCGACAATTGCTTCCGCCTTGCCTTTTTCGTTTCTTACGAAAGTAAGCATTTCGTAAAGCGTTTGAATGTCGCACACTATCTCGCCGTCGCACTCACGCCACTTCCTTTTGAAGTCTGCAATGATGGTTGGGCGTGTAAATGCGGTCGTCTTGAAACCGTATTTCAGCTCTATCGGGTTTTTAAGTGAATCTATCCTCTCTCGCATATACAAGTGCGGATATCTTGCTCTTTGAAGCCGCCTTGTAGGCTCATACTCATAGTTGACTTCGATGCCGATTATTGCGTTGTTGTAATACCGTCCGAGGCAATACATTTGATCTGCGTATAAATCGTCATCTATCTTTTGGCGGCGGTACACGGCAACTTGTTTGCCCGTTATATTGTCAATGACATGTGCCGTAAAAAAGTCGCTTCCTTCGCCAGCGGTATCTCCGCCTATTGCATACGGCTTTTTGCCTCTCACCTCATCAATAAAAGGTTCTTCATAGATTGCAATATCGCCAGCCGCGTCATCTACCCACTTGATATCCTTGTAATCGATTGTATCGTTATCCGCAGGGACTATGTTGTAGGTAAAATATCCGCGTTTCTTCGGCTGTAATGCCCTGCACTCATTGATTCGTCTTATAACAAGCTCGTTCCCGAACTCACACTCACCCGACGCGATAAACGCTTCTTCGGGGAAGCACGGATATTCCTGCTTGATTGAGTTCTTATCGATATAGAGGTTGTATTTCTTGACGTACCACGCGATTTGCCTATCGGATATACCGTTTTCTCTCAACCATTTAATTCGATTGATAATCCACTCATCCTTTGCTTGCTCTATGACTGCGATATCGTCCGAAACGTATTCTTCGCTTCGCCACCACTCATAAAACAAGTTGTCGCAGCTCTCGCTATCCCACAGGTCTTTTGCCTCGTTATAGCCGTTTGCGGTCGTTTCATAAATAACTATTGCGTTTGCCGTCAACGCTTCACCGATAGACTTTTGCAAATCCGACATCAAGCACTCATAAAATGCAACTTCTGAAAAGTGGCAAAATTCGAGCGTTTTGGAACGTCCGAGTTCTTTTGATGCCGTAGCAACTCGCCACGAGCTATTGAGTTTGTCAAAGTACAATTCCTTGCGGTTGTTAAACTTCTCTGTCGGTTTGAGTATGCCTGGAAGTCTGTCGTATACCGCACGCGCCTTATCGTTGAATATGCTGTCTGTGTTGATTTGCGCGTTTGCTACCGTGAAGCCTGCAAAGTTTCGACGAGTGATTGCGTATGCAAGCTGTATTGCCGTGATAAGCGTTGTAAAACCTTGCTGTCTGCCTTTAAGCACATATATCGGTATGCCCGGCGTTCTGTGTTCGAGGTGTTGGATGAAGTCCTTTTGCACCTCGTTAAAGAAGAACGGCACGGTCTTTTGCTCTTTATCAACAACCGTGAACGCTATCTCAATAAGCTTCCACGGCGCACTTTTGATTTCTTCTCGCAGATTGTCGTTATCGAGGATATATCGGACGGCGGAAGTTACGAGTTGCGCGTCATACGCTATGTCGTGGCGTTTTTCCCAAGAGCGTTTTCTCTTCTCAACTATTTCCGCTAATGTCATCATTCCGGGAAGTCCTCAAATGTTACACTAACTCTTGAAGTTTCTTTGCCTTGCGATAATGCTCTCTTGTCGTACAAGATGCCGATAGTGTTTGCTATCTTCGCCGTATCCTCGCATTTAAGCGCGCTTATTTTCTTTGCAAGTGCTTTGATTTGGTCGTTCGTCAACTCTTCGCCATCTTCTTCACAAGCCGCCATATAGTCTTTAAGCAATTCGTCCAAAGCTTCGTGGGCATCAATTGCTCTGTCAAAGTTCTTTTGGATGAGGTTTATGCCTTTGTTTATGCAATCGGATGTGGTTTCTTCAAACCTTTTTTTATAATCTTCGCGGAGTTCGGCAAAGTCCTTTGATTTTTCGCAAGACTTTTTCCAATCGTCGATAGTGCGAATAGGAATGCCCGTCTGTGCATTTATTTGCTTTGACGTCATTCCTGCGGCAAGAAGGTGCATGACCTTGTTTCTATCGCTTTCGTTGTACTTACATCCTCTCATTGTTGCAAAGTGGCGGCGGAGCTGATGAAAAAGCACCAATACTCCGCCTTTCATGGGGTTTTGTCGATGCGGCAGGACTCGAACCTGCGCTTTTCGAGATAAATGTATTTCTCGCTCCCTACCTCTGGGCGACGCATCGATGGGCAAGCGACGTTTCTTCCAACGCACAATCAGGGTGATTGTAGCCGCTGCGCGATTGTATCTTTAAGGGGGAAAATTATGATGATTCAAATCCCATTGAACCTACTTGTATAATATCGTGATGCGTTGTGACATTTTGTGACATGTTTCAAAAAAAGAACAGGGCTATTGCCCTGCTCTGTTGTCATATCCGCTCATTTGCGCAATTTTAAGGATAGCGTCGTTTATGTATCGACATAAGTGCCTATCCGTGTAACCAAACTTGTTTGCTGTCTTCAATAGCGGCTCTGCATTAATGTAGTGGTCTATAATAACCACCTTTTGTGTCGGTTCAAGCCGTTCGATAAGCCGCATATACTGTATTTCAAGTTTAGTAAAGTCGCTGATACTTTTTTCAAGCGCGCCCAAAACGGTATCGATTTGATTTTGAATCTGATTGTTTTTCAAGCAGTCGGCGCATTTCTTGTGAAGCTCAATCATATCGAGCATTGTTGCTATGCTTTGAGATTTCTTCGATAAAGAGCGAAGATCTTGCTTAACTTGTTTCGGTGTCATTTTCTTCCACCTCCGCTTGCTTGCACTCGTCGCAACATTCAACTATAAAATCGTTAAAGCCCCAGTCGTCTAACACGTCACGACGGTTAAGTTCCTTTTCAAACAGCAAACAGCAACAAAACTCATCTAATAGTCTACAATTGCCACAGTCATCTCTCGGCACTTCGATTTCAACCTTTATCTTTGCCATCTTCTACCTCCGATTGAATACACTCCTCGCAACGATAAGCATTGCATATTACTGGTAATGCCCACTCGAAACTTTCAACTATATAATCTCTTAATTCTTTGCGGAAAAGAATACAACGCGATAGCCCCGAATCATAAAATCTGCAACGACCACAATATTTACCTTTTGTTTCTATTTGTGTATCTAAATTAACCATTATTTCCGCCATTTTTCACCTCATTGTTTTTACATTCTTCAAGCCTATTAAAGAAACTGTCAGAAGTTGTTGGTAGATACTCGTTAAATGCCGTACAATATGGTTCTAATGCGTAATAATCAACAAACCGACACCCATAGCATTTTGAAGTATCTCCTTGCTTGTCGTTTTTTATGAGGTCTATGTCAACTTTAATCGTTATCTTCGCCATTTTGCACATCCATATCGATTATCGTTGTAAAAGTTTTTCAAGTTTGTTTACTCGTTCAATAAGTAACGAAACTTTTCTTTCGGCAATTTCCGCTCTTGTTTTCCAAGCAACGTTCTCTTTTTCCAGTTCGTTGATTTTTTTGCTCTCTGTTGCCAAGAGTAGTTATCAAACTTTCTATAATTACTTGTGTTCTGTCTTTCTGTTCACTATCCATTTTCTGCCTCCTTAAAATTCTTTCAACTCGGGTTTATATGCGCCTTGCCTGTATATGACGATTTTTATCTTCATATCTTGCTCATCAAAAAACTGTTGCAAGTCGTCAACATCGATAGAACCGTCCTCAACCAACAAGAGTTTCCATTTCGATTGTTTCGGGTTATTGGTCTTTTTGCTCATTTTTCTACCTCCTTGCTAAAAGCACTTAAATCGATTTCTTTGCATTTCATAATGCTTTTGTCGTGGAATATCCCTATCCACTTGCTACCAACCAATTTTTGTTCGTACCGAATCGTTGTATTGTACTCAACTATGCTGTTGTACAATTCCGTATCTTCGAGAACGTGGTCTTGTTGATTTTCAAGGCGATACATCAAAACTTCATATTGCGAGTTCATTTCGATATATGCTTTGTCGTGTTTCTCGCCTGCCGCCGCGCCGATTGCAAAACCGCCCGCGAATAGAAGTGCTATGATTACTACAAACATAGCGAATACTGGCACTTCCCAATCGCCGTTTTTGCCACTTTCAGCATAAACAACAGCAGTCGCAACAAGCGTTATTGCTAACAAAACTCCCAAAATTATCAATATAATCATTTTTCTATCTCCTCGATAAGTTTATTGATGTGCCAATTACAAATTTCTACAAAAATGCCATCTTCTATCATTCTTGCTTTCAACTTGTTCAGCACGTCTATTTTCGCCTGTTTTGTTTCCGTTTTTAACCGTTCAACATCTGCCAACATTCTGTCATTTAGGAACTCTGTGTCCGCGAGGTCATATTCGAGTCTATCAATATATGCTTTGTACCTATCTCTGTCGTGTTCTGCTTTCGTGAGTTTCGCTCGTGTTTCGGTCAAAACCTTGTCTACGACCTCGAATCTGTTTTTGTACTCGGACACGTCGCCGTAACCGTT